TTTGGGTGCCGACAAAGATTACACTATTGATGATATTATTTCTTATTGTGAGAAGATCGACAAAAAACTCAAGTTTCACGATAATATCATAGCAGGAGAAAAAATTATTTCTCACAATTACATGATGATGCAGCTATATTCTCCGATGCTTTCACCACAGTCAAAAGACTTTGTTCGAAACGCCGTGGAGAACTTCGAGTGTAATTTCAATAAGATAGAGATTATTAAGAAAATGCGGGATGATGGGTTTGGAGAACTCAACTGGAAAGACCTCGAACTGCATTTAAATAAAATTAATTCGGAGAGCTAAAATGCTTGACTTTAGAGCAAGTTCTGTTATATTTAGTACTACGAAGGCGGGGTGAAGTTTGAACGAGAAAACCACTTTCAGTCGCTATGGAAAAGCCTTCCAAGAAGGACTCGTCCAGATTATTTATGAGGACCGTCCGTTTGCCGATCAAATCACGGAAGTCCTCAATATCAACTTCCTAGAATTGGAGTATCTACGCGTCTTTGTGGGCAAGATACTTAATTATCGTGAACGATATAACACCCACCCCTCGGCCGAAGCACTTATAACTATACTTCGAACTGATCTCGACGATGAAGAACGCGTTGTTCAAAAGCAGGTACGCGACTACTTTGCGAAGATCACCACCAAAGAAATCACAGATATTCAATACATCAAGGAGCAGTCGTTAGATTTTTGTCGCAAGCAAAATCTTAAGGAAGCGATGCTTAAGTCCGTTAATTTATTGCAATCTTGTTCTTTCGACGAGATTTCCAAGACAATTAATGATTCTCTGAGGCTCGGCTCTGACAACAACTTCGGTTATGACTATCTCGCTGATTTTGAGCAGCGATTCGTTCCAAAACATCGGCTCCCTATTACCACCGGCTGGAAAGAGATTGACGCGATTTGCGGAGGTGGCTTGGGAAAGAGCGAACTGGGAGTGGTTATTGCTCCTACCGGCGCCGGCAAGTCATTTTGTCTGGTCCACCTAGGGGCGCAAGGACTCAAAGAGGGAAAAGTAATTGTTCATTATACTCTGGAGCTTCAAGATACAATTATTGCAAATAGATACGATAGTTGCTTAACAGGCTACCCTCTTTCTGATATTATTAATTTTAAAGATGAAGTATATGAAGAGATTAAGGACATTGAGGGGAAACTCATTGTCAAAGAATACCCCACCAAATCTGCAACAACCAACACCATCAAATCCCACCTTACCAAGTTGTTGAAGAGAGGCATCAAGCCGGGGATGATTATCGTCGATTACGCCGATCTTTTAAGGCCAGTTATCATGAGAAAGGAAAAGAGAGACGAACTCGGTTCGATCTACGAAGAGCTTCGCGCCATATCGACTGAGTTCCAGTGCCCAATTTGGACGGCATCTCAAACCAATCGATCGGGACTAAACGCAGAAGTTATTACCATGGAGCAAATATCAGAAGCTTTTAACAAGTGTTTTGTGGCAGATTTTATTTTTTCTGTTTCTCGTACCATCGAAGATAAACAAAACAATCAAGGGAAAATGTTTATTGCTAAAAATAGAAATGGTCCCGATGGAATGATATATAATATATTTATGGATCCTTCCAGTGCTAGCATAAAGGTGATGCCCAAGGCAGCGCACAACGCCATGATCCCCTTGAATCCCGTGGCCTTGAGTGCCAGCATGCAGAAAGATCTATTGCAGAACAAATATGAGAAGTTTAGAAAAAGGAAATAAACATAATGAGAACTATAGAAAACATACGCAGATTCAGACTATCAGATACATTTATTGAGCCCTATAAGGAAGCAGAAGTTCCCTGGGGCCCTCTAGGTTACGTAACATTTAAACGTACATATTCTCGGCGCCTTAGTGAATTTGATCCAGAGGCTACAGGCAGCGAGGAATGGTGGCACACATGCCGTCGCGTGGTAGAGGGCATGTTCAACATGCAAAAGCAGCACGTCTTTCAACTAGGTTTAGAGTGGAACGATGGGAAAGCACAGAAGACGGCCAAAGAGGCATATGATCGCCTGTTTAATCTTAAGTGGACCCCTCCCGGCCGCGGCCTGTGGATGATGGGCACTAAATTTGTAGAACAGCGCACAGCCGCCGGCCTATTCAACTGCGCATTTCGCTCTACTCGCGATCTTGCGACCAAGGGAGGATATCTTTTTGCATGGATGATGGATGCTTTGATGGTTGGCGTGGGGGTGGGCTTCGACACCGAAGGCGCCGGCACCGTTACTATCCAAGAGCCGGCTTACACTAACGATACTCTGGTCATTGACGACTCCCGGGAGGGATGGGTGGACTCAGTTCACACCCTCCTAGATGGATTCTTTTTTGGGGGAAAGGTGCCCAAGTTTGATTATTCGGCTATCCGCGAATTGGGAGCCGAGATCAAAGGATTTGGGGGCACCTCCAGCGGGCCCGATCCACTAATGGAGCTTCATAAGAATTTAAAAGAGCTGTATTCCTCTAAGATTGGCGAGGCCGTTTCTTCTGTTGATCTTGTTGATACTGAGAATTTAATCGGGCGGTGTGTGGTATCTGGAAATGTCCGGCGCTCTGCTGCGTTGGCCATGGGCAGATCCGACGATACACGTTACTTAGAAATGAAGAATGATCAAGAGAAGCTGTATCACCATCGATGGGGTTCTAATAACTCCTTTAACGCAGAAGTGGGTATGGATTATACGTGGCATGCCCAGCAGAGCCAAAGGAACGGTGAGCCCGGATACATCTGGCTAGATAACGCGAGAACGCGTGGTCGCTTTAAAGACGGGCCCCGCTACGATGATGTAAATGTTGCCGGCTTTAACCCGTGTGTCGAACAACAGCTGGAGGATGCGGAGCTATGCTGCCTTGTGGAAACCTACCCGGCCAAACACGATGATTTGGAAGATTATCTGCGTACGTTAAAGATCGCATATCTCTACGGAAAGACAATCACTCTTTCTAATACACACTGGCCGGAGACTAACGCGAAGATGCTTAAAAACCGCCGCATTGGACTTTCACAATCTGGTGTTGTGCAGGCATTCAACAAATTTGGTCGTCGTGCCATGTATGAAATGTGCGATAAGGCATATGCACACGTAAAGCAGTTGGATGAAGAATATTCCAACTGGCTATGTATTCCGAAGTCCATTCGAATGACATCTATCAAACCTTCGGGAACGGTATCGCTGTTAAATGGATCAACCCCGGGAATTCATTTCCCTGAGAACGAGTATTACATTAGACGTATTCGATTCTCTAAAACTTCAAAATTAATTGACAAGCTGGAGGAGTCGGGTTATAATGTTGAAGATGATAAGTACTCTCCGAATACTGCTGTTGTGGAGTTTCCTGTCCACGAGCCCTATTATACGCAGGGAAAGCGAGACGTATCCATTTGGGAGCAACTTGAGATTGCAGCCCAATATCAGTATTATTGGGCAGACAACTCAGTGTCTATTACAGTCACTTTTAGCCCGCAAGAGGCGAACCAAATTAAAGCTGCTCTTGAACTCTATGAGACACGACTCAAGGCCGTTTCTTTCTTAAAACACGAAGAGGCTGGCTACGAGCAGGCGCCTTATGAAGCCATTACTAAGAAAAAGTATGAGCGAATGGCGTCAAAGATTACTCCCTTTGCTCGCGTGGCCATCGAAGGCGGCGGAAGTGGAACGAAATTTTGTTCGAACGATACTTGCACAGTTTAGGAGGAAGGGTGAATTTTAATCATTTAATGGAAGCGAGACTTCTAAAAAGAAGATGCAAGAAAGGAAAGGGAGAATGTTATTGGGTACCCGTGGGGAATGTTCGCTCAACGCACGGCGAAAACATGCACTTAACGATGTATTGTAAGCACTGTAACGATAGGGAAGATATTTTTCTGAGTAGGCACGATTATAAAATACAAGAAAGAATGATACTTAAGGAGATTGAAAGTGTTAGCGCCCGTCAATAGATATATAGTAGTCGAAATTCCTTCCCAGGTCGAGGAAGAAGAGTCGCTGATCGTGCTGCCAGATGATTATAGGCCAACTGAAGAAAAATTTGTTGAGGTGATAGCCTTGAGCGCTGCCCTGGATGTTAGGTTCCATGTGGAGCCTCAATTTCGTCTTGTGGTAGATCGTAGCATGATCGAGGAAATAAGCGTTGGCGGCACTATTTACAATGTTATTTTAGACAATTATGTTGTCGGGATGATCAAATAAATGGAGCGCGCCATGTATGGACAAACACTTA